GCATTACAGGTATATCGTAAAGGAAACGCAGTTGCAAATCCGGAGGCTTGGAAAAATGGTCAAGTTACTGCTTCAGTTCTCGCTGGCTTGCTTGGGGCTCTTGTGGCATTGGCTAAAACATTTGGCTATGAGTTGCCTCTTAGTGATGACCAACTACTTACTATTGGTGGCGCTATTATTGCTGTTGCAGGGTTGTTCCTTAACCCTACAGCCACAGTGGTTAGCTCCCCAAAAGTTGGTCTGCCAGCCGGGGATGAAACTGATAACAACGCACCAATCCCAGGACACTAACTGGAATAAACTAGACGGAATTTTTGTATCAATCACTTGTATAAATTAGGAGCTTTAAAATGGGATCAATCTTACTAAACTTATTAGCATTTGTAGTTAAACGAATTATCGACGCAAAATTATTTGAGCATATTCAAAACGCAGTTCTTGCCCAAGTAGACACATCACTAACAGGCGACCAAAAGAAACAAGCTGTTAAAGACCAATTGGCTGGTTTACAAGGCGACTTAAAGGCATCATTCCAAGGGACATCAAATAACTTGGTTAACTTTGCTATCGAAGCAGCTTTGATTTTAATTAAAAAATAATGATTAATAGTCGTTCATTAAACGACCTGCACCCTAAAGTTAAAACGCTGTGTGAGCAGTTTATTGCTTCATGTGCTAAACACAATATAGACGTTTTAATAACCTCAACTTACAGGGATGCAGAGTCACAAAATGCGTTATACGCACAAGGGCGCACGCTACCTGGAAAAAAAGTAACTAACGCAAAAGCTGGTCAATCCTTTCATAACTGGCGCGTAGCTTTTGATTTTGTGCCTATCGTTGATGGCAAAGCTAGGTGGGATGACACCGCGCTATTTACACAATGTGGCGAGATCGCAGAAGCTCTAGGACTTGAGTGGGCTGGACGCTGGGTTAAGTTTAAAGAACTGGCGCACTGTCAGTATACGCATGGGCTATCCCTTGCGGACTTTCAAGCCGGCAAATCATTTTAAAAAAGGGGCGGTAATACGCCCTTTTTTGCATTAGTTTGTATAAGGGCTGATCACCCGTATTTTAACAATTAACCTCGAGGATAAGATTATGGACGGCTTTAAACCAATGGTAAAAATGAAGGCAGGCGGAAGCGTGCCTTGTGCAATCAAAGAAGAAAACAAACACTGCAGCGGCGGTAAGATTGGCAAAATGAAAGAGGGCGGTAAGACAGACACAGCCCAAGACAAGGCACTTATTAAAAAAGCGTTCAAGCAACATGATGAAGCTGAACACGACAAAGAGCCTACAGAGATCAAATTACGCAAGGGCGGCCGTGCTAAAAAAGAAGTTGGTACTGTTAAAAAGTACAAAGCTGGTGGCGCTATTGAAATGAAAAAAGATTCAGGCGACAAAGACACAATCAGAAAGATTAAGGCAACAGGCAACAAGAAAGCTGAAGCCCCATCTAAAGCCGCTGTGAAACCAACGTTTAAAGCAAGTGACGTTGAAAAAGAAAAATCTAAACCAGCTGGCGACAAAGATGCAATCAAAAAAGTAAAACCAACAGGTAATAAAAAAGCTGACGCTTCATCCAAAGGTGCAGAAAAATCTAATCGCACTGGTATCAATGCAATTGATGACATTCAAAAATTCAGTGGTTCTGACGGAAGCTACACAGGTACTCCAGGCATGCCGCCAGAAATGTTGGCTCAAATGGCTCGTACTCGCCAACCTGGCGTAAGCGGGACTCCTATCGTTGGTGGCCAAATGCCTCAACAACAACCTCCATTTAATGCTTACCAAAACTTTCAACAAGCTAACCCAAACGCAAAACCTGGTATGACTCCAGAACAAATTCGTCAGATTATGATGTCTCCAGAGTTCCAACGTAGCAACCGTAACTTTACGGATCGCTAAGATGCCTGTCGTTAGTAAAGCGCAACAAAAGGCAATGTATGCGGCAGCCGAGGGTGAGAGCACCCTCGGTATTCCTAAAAAGGTTGGGAAAGAGTTTATTAAGACTCCTCCTAAAAAGAACTTACCTAAAAAGAAAAAATAATGGCGTACTCAGGCACGTACAATCAAACCAAAATAACCATCGATCAGCTGATCTCTTATGCTTATCGTGATGCAGGTAAACAGGCTGAAGAAATAACGCCTGAGTATATCAACGCAGGTAAACAAGCATTATTTTACATCCTTCAAAACTCTGTTAACCGTGGTATTAATATTTGGTTACAAAAGGTTGAGGTATTAGGTCCTATAGCATTCCAGCAGTATATGAAAATGCCTGTCAATACTATTGATGTATTGGAGGCCAACTGGGTTTATACAGTGACTCCAGCTATTTCATCTGCGCTTCCTACAGACAATGTTAACGCACCGGTATTGTTTAACCAAACAACAAACGCCGACTTATCTTTATATGCAACATCTACGCTATCTAAAAATTATTTTGGCGCAACCTATGGTCAGGCAACACGTATCTTTTATGCAGGCTTTAGTGCATATGCGCCCACAGGTCCGGTCACATATGACTTAGACTTGGAAGTGACTACTGACGGGGTAAATTGGACTGTCGCGCAGTCTGTTGATGAGGTAACGGTAAATGATAAAGAGTGGACATACATTACAATTAACTCCACCCAGTATTTTTTAGGTTATCGATTTAAGAACCGTAACACCAACTCAACGTTTTCTGTGCGTGCAATCCAGTTTGCACAAAGCACACAAGTAATTCCATTGGCTAGGTTAAACCGTACAGATTACTTTAACCTACCTAATAAACAATTTCCTAGTGGTAGGTCATTGCAATACTGGTTCAATCGTCAGATCGATCCAGAGATGTATCTGTGGCCAGTACCTAACACTAACTACCAACTATTCCAATTCATCTTGGAACTGCAACCACAAGATGTTGGCTCACTAACCAACTCTCTATATTTACCGGATCGTTGGATCTCATACATCCAAGCAGCTTTATCACACAAATTAGCCCTACAACTTCCTGGCGCAGACTTAAACCGTGTTGCGTACTTGGAAAAAGTGGCCCTTGAATTACGCACGCAGGCTGAAGAAGAAGACCGTGATAAGTCTCCAATTTACTTCCAGCCTAATATATCCTATTACACGAGATAATTAAATGAGCGGAGCTTATCAGCAAACCTATAACAATCTTATCCAAGATGTTATAAATTACATGGAGCGTGACGACGCTGACTTTATTGCGCAAATCCCTAGCCTGATTGGATTGGCTGAGTCTGCTATTGCCGCTGAATTAAAGTCTTATTTACAGCTCACCGTGGTTGAAACAACTTTAGCAACCAACCAATCTGTGTTACAAAAACCAGCTCGTTGGCGTAAGACTGTGTCCATGAAGATTAACGGTCAGCCAGTATTATTACGGTCCCAAGACTACGTGTCTATGTACCAATCAGAGTCTACATCTAGTCAGCCTTTATATTATTCAGATTATGACTACAATAATTGGTTAGTGGCGCCGGTACCAAATAAATCCTATCCGGTTGAGATTATTTATTACAGCCTAATCCAACCATTAGACAGCACTAATCAACAAAACTTATTTACGCGTGAGTGTCCTCAGGCCATGTTGTTTGGTACACTCTTGCAAGCTCAGGGCTATTTGAAAGCCCTTGATAAACTACCTGTTTGGAAACAATACTACACCGATGCTCTTGCCGCGCTCAAAAAAGAAGACAACGCACGTCGCATTGATCGTAACACAACTATTGAGGAACCTTAATAAATGACAACCTTTGTATCGCCATTTACTGGCTCCATTATTGACCCAACAGATATATCGTATTACGCATTAAATTTTGCCGTAAACACGCAGTTATATTGGCCTGCTGTAGTAAACCCTACACAGGTTCCAATGGCACGTATTATGGATTGTGTTGCAGCAGACATTGAGACTATTACACCACTAACAATTATCTTACCTCAAGGTAATCAAGGTACTTTAGGAGCGGATTCATTAATCCGAAACCAAGGCGCTATTCCAATTATAGTGACCGCATTTGATGGATCACAATCAGTATCAATCCCCGCAGGTATCTCTAAGTATTTTTATTTATCAGATAATACAACAGAAGCCGGAACATGGAGCAACCTAACCTTCGGTGCTGGCACATCTTATGCAGATGCTGCTACATTAGCAGGCGCTGGATTAACAACAACATCATCCGGCAAGTTAGCTACTACTGGAAACATTGTTCAAATATCATCCCCACCAACAATTACAGATGCCAGCCGTGCGGCTACGTTTGTTTGGGTTGGTGGTGCTAGTACAATGACATTACCTTTATACTCAACTATTACACCCGGTTGGTATATCAGTTTTAGAAACAATGGAACTGGCGCTTTAACAATTGCACCTAACTATCCTGCCACAATAAATAGTCAATCAAGTATTATTACTAACCCAGGTGATTCGGGGATTGTGTTATATGATGCATCATCTAATAACTTTTTTACTGTGGGTTGGTATGCCCCAACTAACGTAACCTTTTCTTCTGCATCTTATGACGTAGATAGTATCTCTGGAAACTCATTTAGTTTAGTAGGTAACGCACCAATTCTTCAAACTTATTTGTCCTTATCTAATACAAGAACAACAAGTTTAACTGTTTCATTGCCTAATATTACTCAATTGTATGGGTTGATCAACAACACATCAACAACCGCGTACAATATTATATTTCAAATTTCTGGCAGCTCATTCCCTCCTTTTGCTTTGGCTCCAGGGGTTGTAGCCACTATTATTACAGATAACGGTGTTATTTTTCCAATCACACAATCTTTGTCTTCTTTATTTTTAGCTAATAATGGTTCTGTATCGGCACCTACATTCTCTTTTAATTCCAACCAAACAACAGGTATGTATTTGTCTGCAACCGGTATTTTAGGATTTACAGCAAATGGTCAAAACATGATGCTATTAAATGGCACTAACTCAGGTTCACTTCAAATCTCAACGCTGGCTCAGTTTACCGCCGGATTGATTTCAGGTGGAACATTCTAAATGGCGGGTGAAGAGTCTCAAATATACACCCTAAACGTCCAACCGGGAATTAAACGGGATGGTACAATATTTGAAGCCCGTGAGTTTTCAGATGGCGTTTGGTGTAGATTTCAGCGTGGTATCCCCAAAAAGATGGGAGGATACTCCACAGCATTTAATACCTTTAACGGTGTTTCCCGCGGACTTTCCATGGGTTCTGTTAACGGTGTTAATTATGTTTTTTCTGGAAATTTTAACGGGATAGACGTATTTGAAACAAACCAATACGTAGGCTTTGGTGCAGGTCCTTTTGCAGCCCAATTTAATATTGGATACTCCCCACTTACAGTAACAAGCAAGACTGCTACTTCTGTTACCATTACCAACCCAACAAATTATTCAGGGTTATTCATTGCAGGAACTCCTGTAGTATTTGTTCAATCCCCAACATCTACAATATACACTGTTCAAAGTTCCACATACGTTCCTGTTGCAACGGCGACTGTGACGATAAGTATTGCATCTCCAGCGGTTATTACTTATCCTTCTGGAAGTTTACCAGCTAATGGAAGTCAGGTTACCTTCTCAACCACAGGTGCATTACCTACAGGTATCACTGCAGGTACTATTTATTATGTAGCAAATGCCTCAGGAACAACCTCTAATATTACAGCGACTTTTGGTGGGGCAAATATTAATACTAGTGGAACTCAATCTGGGGTCCATACTGTATCTGTTCCAGCAACAACAGTCATCACATTTCCAGCTAGTCCAGCTATTCCCTCAACCATTTCAACAGTATATTTGGCTAAATATTCATTTACGCCAAATCAAAATGATCCGAGGTTAATTTGGCAGTTTGATTATCAATATTCCCCACAGGGCGCTACCATGAATATTTTAGCGCACCCAGGAAATAATTTATATGATATTGATAATGGGGTGGCGACACAGGTACAAATTGCTAGTTTAGTTCCTAACTCTAATAACCAATGGGTTTTTACCGGACTAGCTGACACTAGCGGTACATCCCCAACCATGCAACCTATTGCAGTAAGCGGAGGTGTTTGTGTACTTCACCCATTTATATTTGTTTATGGATCTAATGGTTTTATTGCAAATAATAATGTCAGCTCCATTTATGCAAATCGTAATTTGTCTGATTGGAACGGCTCCCTAGCTAATCAGGTTAACGTGGCCTCAGCTAAAATTGTATATGGTCTG